TTCTGCGATGCTGAAACGCCGGTTGCGTAATTGACGATGCGCGTTCCCGGCTCTGCCGTGCGATAGGTATAGTCCGTTCCCGATCCGCCATCGAAGTAACTATTTGCGACCCATGCGACGGGCGTTGCCGTTGCGGCGGTCTGTGGCGGCGGTGCGCGATGCAGATAATACCAACCGTTCTGCGTCGGCATTGCCGCCGTGCCGGTGTAGTTTGATCCCCACAACAACTGCACTGAGCGTCGCGTCTGTCGCGTAACGTTTCCGCTCAGATGAAATTCCGGAAAGTTAAACCATGCGCCCGTCGATCCGGCCGTGCGCATGCGCATGCGGAACGGCACGGCCACATCCGCGCCGACGGCTCCCGAGTTCTGGTTGGAAACGCCGCCAGCAAAAAGAAAATTGATGAAAATCTGATCTGGCGATTTCGCCGTCGTGAACCGGTGCCATTGAGGAATGTCGGTCGTCAGATTGTTATTCAACAGCGCATAATCGTCGGTACTGCTGTTTCCGTTAGCCATCAATTGATGTTGCGATAGCTGAATGTTCGGGATACTCATAAGCCCCTGCTTGATGACCGTCGTCAGCGCGGTATCGGTGCTTTCCCCGTTGCGGATTTCCACCGATATGTCTGGCACCGTCGTTGTCGTCACGTCGACGCCATCGATTTGCACGTTGCTGATATCATGCGGTCCGTTCAAACCCATCACCAAGCTGACCTGTTCGTCCAGGTCGTTGATCTGTTCAACCACGGGCGGCGTGATGAATGGCGGATACACCTTGCGCGTGCCGACAATGCGCGGGACCGATCCGCCAACGGTGAGAACATTCCCGGACGCGCCAGCCGGTTGCAGATTATCCGAATTGATGGTGTTGCCGATTGCAGCCGGATTGGTGGTTGGCGGCTTGGTCAATGCCGCGATGGCCAGCGATCCGGCAATCGTCACTGCACCGGCCAACACGCTTGCCGATATCGAACCAGCCCCGAACAGAAATGCACCGCCAAAAATCCCGCCAGCAACGCCTAATGCGCCGCCCGATATTGCCGCAGCGACGGCGACCAAGGCGATTGCTGCGACGAGCCCGACAATTGATTTTGTCGAACTTCCGCCGCCGCCTTGATTCTGCAATGCCATATGCAATGTCACGGAGATTGGCACCATTTCACTGGTGCATTTCGGTCGCACGCGCGCCCACATGTCGCGCGGCACGATCTCACCGTTAATGCACACCGTTCCGCAGCTGAAAAATATCTCGGGAAGATTGGGAACGCTCTGCACGATCTGCAGGATCGTCTGTCCCTCCGGGCGCGCGTCGCGCCAAGGCGCTTTGCCGAAAGCAAACGGCTCGCGATACGCGATAGGGATGTTATGCGGCTGAAGCATCAAGCAGCTCGCGATGGCGAAAATAACTCAGGCGACGCTGCACGATTGTTGCATGCATCACCGGAATGAAGACCACATGCGTCGCGCGTTCGACGTGCAGCATGCGCAGCGGATTTGCCGCAACAATGATTCCCACATGCACCGGTGCGACATGACGATGCATCACGGCGACGTCGAACATTTGCGGGTTGATCGTCGGGTGCCATGGTTCTTTGAGTATTTCGCCAGCAACCTCTCGAGCAATCGCGGAAAGATCATCCGCTGAAATCTCCCCATAACTCGGCACATCGATCTGACACTCTGTTTTCAAGACAAGTCGCACGAGGCCCCAGCAATCAAGTCCGTTCCAATCGCGCCCACCATCGATGAACGGAATCCCGACATAACGCTCAATCCAGTTTTCGTTGTTCATGTGCGAAACAGTCCCGGAAAATTGACCTCTGTCGCTCGTTCGGCGGGCCACACGCGCTGCACATAATCCCAACCGACAATTTGCCCGGTGATCATCATTGCATCAACCGTGACATTGACGAGATACAATTGATCGGCGGTATAAACCACCGTAGCTGTGCCGATTTCAGTGCGCGGCGTAACAGTCAAATTCCAATCCGTCGAGACGCACAGTTCAATCTTCAACCGTGGCGGGGTAAGCAAGGCGCGAATCGCATCGCCGATTTGCGGCGAAATGTTCTGTAACTGCAAATGCGCGGTTGGCGGAGATTCGTCGTCGGTCAATATTTCCAAGTCGAAGGGAAAGCCGGAAAACGTAATGCCGCCCTTGATAAAATCCTTGGTATCCCACACCACATAAATAGGTGATGCAAGGGCGCTATGCGTGATCGTCACAAAACAAAGATCGACCTCGGTGCGAAACGATGAGTGCGTGGCAATGCGATAGGCAGATGTGATCGTGCGCGGCATTAGGTGGGAAGCCTCATAAGCGTGAAACTCACCATGTGATAGCCCGGGCTGATGCGATCCTTTTTCGGCGCATCCTTCGAATCAAAAACCCAAGACCAATTCACCTTTGTCACCGGATGCGCCATGTCGAATGGCAACGAGCCATCCGATAAGGTCGTTTCATAAAACGTATCGAACGTAGCCAGCTGCGCGGTAGTTAGCCGGAATGTCATGGATGTGCTGACGCCAACGGCAGTGCTGCGTCGTCGCATCTTGGCAATGCCGACATCAGGCTGGAACGCGACAACATTGCGCTGCCGCTGCTCGGAGAAATAAAGCGTCGGGCATTGCGGCAAGGTCAACGGCCACGGCGTTGCCATCAGCGCACCTTGGCTGGCCGCAAGGCAAAGCGCGTGCGGTTGCTCGAATCGAATTCGCCGCGCGCCTGCGCTTTTTTCACAATGTCAATCACGGTTTGCTCGCCATCGATGCCACTACCCTGCTGGCGCTGCGTTACCTGCGTGTCATTGGCGACATAGTTGTTAACGACAATGCTGCTGCCGCCACTCGCGCCCCTCATCACGCTGTTGGGAACAACTTGTCCCGATGCATGCGGCACAAACAGTTCCGGGCCATGCTCGCCGATGAGGTACGGCGTCCCGGCATAGACCGGGCCGCCGGCTTGCTTGGCGCTGATGCCTTTGACCGCCATCTGCACCGCGCCCAATAGGCCGCCAGCCGCGCCGGTTCCCGGCGTCGCCGCTGTTCCCAAGATACTGGCGAGCGGCCCGCTGCCCAACAGCGCGGCTTGCAGCATGGCGTGCACTAAAGCCTGCTCGAGATTTTTCGCCGCGTCGGCCAGCGTCGTGGTGCGGAATGCCAATCCTTCGAGGACCGTTATCATCTGGTCACCAGCAAATGTCACCGCGCTGGTGAGTCCTGCCCATTTCTGCTTGGCCAGATCGGTGGCCAATGCCTGCTTGCCCGTGGCGTCGGCCACGGCCTGAATTTGCGCTTTCTGCGCTTCGCTAACGACGGCGTTTTCTTTTTTCGCTTGGCTCTCAAGTTCGGTCGCCGTCTTCGCCGCAACCTGCTTGTCGATGGATTGGCCAATCGTATTTTGCTCGTCCTTGAGAACGCCGATGCGCTTGTTCTGTGTCTCGATTAGCTTGCGGAAGGCCTCGTCCTGTTGGGTGATGACCTTGGTCGTGTTGGCGATGGCTTGCGGAAAAGAGTAGTCGTATTGCTCCATCTGCCTCTGCTGCTCTTTCGAGGCCATAAGCACGTTGGGATTATTCGGATCGGCAGCGCCGCCGCCTAATGCCGAATTAACCGCTTGCGCAGCCGACTTGGCGGCCGGTAGACCGGCCTTGAAATTCTCCACCGCCTGCTTGGCGTGATCCGCCAAGAATTGATATGTTTCGGGGAAATTTTCTTTCAGCCAAGTGAATGTCGCATTCCACGCATTTTGCACTTCCTTGGCTGCGTCTTCCTGATTCTTGACGAAGGTTTTGGAGTAGCTTGCGGCAGACAGCGCGATGTTTTCAAAAAATACCTTGGTCTGTAGCAGCAGCACTTGCCATTCCGCGTTTGTCTTGCGCGCCTGCTCGATGAGGTCCGGGCCGATGATGACTCCCGCTTCGACGCCCTTTTCGCCGATGGCTTCGATGCCTGCGCCGGTCTGACTCAGCAGCGGCAGCAAGTCGGCGAAACCGCGCCCGCTGGCGGCAACCAATTGGTTCATTCGTTCCTGCGGGCTGGCGATGCCGGACAGCAAATCGGAGAATTTCTTTACCTGATCATTGAGCGGCAGCTTGGCGAAATCCTGCGCCGCAATGCCGTTCTCTCGCAGCAACAGGTAAAGCTTGCCGCTGCCCTGCGCCGCCTCGCCGACGCGCCGCGAGAACTGGTCGAGGAAGGCCGACATTTGCTCGGTGGAACTGCCGGTCTGTGCGGCGGCGAATTGCAGTTTTTGCAACTGGTCCGTCGTGATGTTCAGCGTCGCTGCCTGATCGCCGATCTTCGCCACTTGCGCGTTAAGGTCGGCCAGCTGGCGCACCATCTCGGCAATGCCGCCGATGGTCAGCAGCTTGGTCAGGCGGTC